TTTTTAAATGCCACCGCTTACATTAATAATTTTCATAATCTAAATAATATATGTCATTAAAAATCCAATGTATTCTGCGCATCCGTTATTACAATAGTCTACCACACAGTTGCGCTGTCCGCCTGAAATCACACAATGCCAGGAGCCATGTCCCTTATTATGAGAATAACCTATTTTGTACTTTGGAGGATCAATATTGTTAGGTAATGTAAAAATCACACCATTATGATGAGTGTGCAATTCTCCTTGGATGGACACGATTTTTCCTATTTGGCGGACATATACTTGAGTCGTAATTCCACAATTCTGAACTTTTATAGGGATCCAGCCGCTATCTTTGGGGTAATCTATTGTTTTAGCTAACAAATCGACACCATTTACAAATAATTTACCAATCACATGCACATCATTATTGAGAACTAAATCACCAATATTATTTTTGAAATGCAGATTCTTGTCTTCTGTATTCGAGTAGCCTATATAAGCAATTTGTTCCGAATTTTTATCTGCCCAATTAAGATAACTAACCAATTCATTATCTGTTTTTGAAAGAGTAGAATGTTTCAAACTTAAAAGAGAAGCGGCAACGCTTGATATTATTACCGAACCATTAAATGTACATTCTTTGCTTTTGCCAACAATACTAAGTACCGCACCCCCCTTTCCATCACCGATTATGGTATCACGGTAATAAGAAGAACTGCCATTATACCCTAACATATTGATATTTAAGGTCCCTTTATCGGTCGCTACGGATGAATTATATATATGACTATTAGTAACAGTTACATTTCCCCCTTTTATAATATCGGAAGACAATGCCACCCTTAACACCATCCCATTAGAGTCAAGCGAAGCCAGTAAGTTATTGTTAACATGGAATTGAACAGCTCCTTTTTCTGTAATCGTAACTTTATAGACAGTTTTCTCATTTAATTGAGATTGGATATTTAGTGCGCCAGAGCTACTATAAAAAACGCTGGCCTTAGAAGTTCCGGCCACTAAATTTACTCCTCTTTTAACAAACAGTTCCTTGTTAAATGTTGCGTCTCCATCTATAATAATATCTTTTTTTACGGTTTGTGATGGGTATGGAGAATCTATCATCAAAGCATATTTTCCAAATAGCGCTTCCTTTAAACGAAGTGCGCTTCCATCAGACGCAATACTAATAAACTGTGGCGGCATCTTAGTCAATGTATCATTAGATACTGGAATATCCGCAGATATTGCGCATCCATACACATTACGCCCGATCTTATCACCGGAATCAGCGTATGACACTCTTTCCACAGAATTGTTTTCATACAAATACATTGGCCATTTTGAAGCTCCTGATGTTCCTGTAAAATAACGTATTTTCCCATTTATATACGCATACCCTGCACTGATATTTGTACCAGAGACTTGACACCCGCTAATAATAAAATTATCGCATCCGTCAAATATACCGGCGAATGCCAGCGCAAGGTCTTGCAGGTTCATAATGTCGTCAATATAAGTATAACGCCCGCCTGTTTGTGAAGTAAACTCTTTCATATTAAATATACAATACTTTAAATTTTTTTCCTGCAATACGATAACGATCTATATAAAAAGAAATCATTGCTGTAAACTCTTCTTGTGAAACTATCTTGGTATTTATAGTTGGGCAACTCACTACAAAGCTTACATCACCAGTTGGTGTTTTTTCATCTTTCCAGCGTAATGGGACTGATGGGTGTCCTTCAATCTCAGATTCACCTTCTTTGTATAAAGGGAACTGATTCATATCTTCATTGGAAGCTTCCCAATATATCGGAACCCCGTTCACAACACCATCTGAAATAACAATGCGTTCAGAAGTGTTTAAAAAATATTTACCAAATTTGCGGTTTAAAAAATATTCCATCATAATGACCTGAGAGGTCATTGCTGCTTCTATGCGTTTTTCATCAGCCCATGTCACCCACCCTATATTCAATGAATTCAACGGCTGCAAGATAGACTGAAGAAATAATATTAATTTACGACCGCCCAAATAATGAGGGACCAATTGGTTGACCAAACGATCCATATTGATACGATAACTTCTCATTCTGTTTCTAATTTTATCACAACCGCTTCCCGAAATGTCGGCAAGTTACTTTCTGCACCTTGTTTTGTACTTTGCTTAGCATATCCGCTGGACAAATAGCATTTTCTGTCTATTTTGGTTAATAAGCCAAGTTCGTCATTATCGTTGTATTGAGCAACAAATACCCCCTGCTCTACACTGGCTTCTTTATCTATGTAAACGTCTGTAACGTGTTCTACTTGCTGAATAGCATCTATGACCTTTTGTGAATAAACCAAAGAATCAAATTTCATATTCTCAATGAACTTTACAAGTGCATCATCTATGTTATCATAAAGTTCCTCTTTGGTAATTGCTCCGTCATAATATACGGTAAGTCTTGGGACCAGTACATCGCCTTTGCGGCTTATTACATTGCATTTTACACCAGCAAATTTGATTTGGTTAAGGTAGGCACGAGCAGCGACCAATTCTTCCCCTGACAATCTGGACAACGAGCTACCCTCCCCAGTAGCAACTTTCAATATTAAAATATTGTCTTTAAATTCTTCACTATAATATTCTTGATAAGACACATGAGTAATGATTCTTTTTGCAATGTCTTCAGTTGCATAATGAAATGCTGTACCTTCATCATTAACAACCAAATCATCACCATATTGCCATTTTAACATAGCATTGGCATAATACATTGGGGTACCATTAATTCGTTGGGTAAAAATTTTTGCAATATCTATTGTAAAAATATCTAACAATGTCTCAAATGAATAAATAGCAGCAGCTGTAACCCAAGTAAAAGAATTGATAATTGACATCTTTGAATCATTGGTCAACTCTGTTAACTCTAAATATTTATTTCTTGTTTCTACAGCTTCGTTGTATATTTCTGTTAATGTGCGACTCATGCTATATCTGAATTTTCATATTGATAAATAGTTCCGTTTATATTAAAAAGCCATGAACCTGATTCATTCCATGCGGGTTCATGAGTGATCACGTATATAGCTTCCATTCCGGTTGTTATTATATAATTCCCCCCATCGTCCCTTATGGGTTCTTTATATTCTCCAGAGGGCTGTATATCTAATATAACCTTACAATTTCTTCTTTGGTTATTGTGAGTTGCAATATATATTAGGTAATCATTAATAACCGATTTATTATAATAGTCTATGTTTTTCAACTCTAAAACTTCCAAACTCATATCTTGTATAGATAAAAGACTGGATATGCTCATATTAGACAGTTTTACTAAATATGTGCCTTTAAATAAAAATAGCCCTTGTAGGGATATATTGTTCTTTTCTGAAATAATTTCGTCTACAACTAATGGTGTAGTAGGCATAATAAGCCCATTGATTGTAGACATATTCCAAGTTTTTAAGTTAAAGTCACCATACAATCTAATCTCTCTTTTTTCAACAACATTATCAAAGAAGTGTGTGTATGCTTTGTCAGTTGGCTCTAATAATATGTTTTCCAAATCGCTATTATCACCCCAATCTACAACCATACTTCCATCTCCTGATACTAACAAAGTTATTGAAGGGGAATCTGGAGATACACAGATAACGCACCTTAGTGTAGCACTTGTCTCTTTAAAGTACACATGTCTTTCTCCATTAACAGGGATAATATGTTCTGCTTTCATAGTATTTACTATATGATCATATATAGCAGAACCTTCATCCCAATATAATTCGTCATCTTCTTTTAATATCGAAGAAAAGGATAGTTCAGGGTTATTAGCTAATAAATTAAAAACCCCTTCAATGGAACCATATATGTTTAAAGCAACATCGAATATATTTTGATTATTTTTTACTTTATATATCTGCATCTGCTTCTGAAAAATCTAAATCTAACTCCAGATCTCCTGAGTAGGAATTAAAGGCAGCGTTGATGACATTAACCTTATCATTTTTGAACTCTGTTTGCAATTTTTCTGCTAAACCTGAGTGGGCTAAATTAGCATGGAGGTATTTAATCAAGCCCACACCAGATGTCGGGTATCTATAATTATTAGAAGGAACACACTGTAGTAATAAGTTTCTATTTTGAATATTGGCATTAATATTAGCCATATCAGAAATTCCACTGGCCCACAAATATGCTATACCTTCATTTAGTTGGATACAATAATTATCTTGACTTATAATTATAAACTGAGAAGCGCATAAATTCAAATCCTTAAAACCAAATAATTTCGTATGCACTTCAAACCATTCTGAATTGTTTGTAGGATTAACAATTACACGTTCGTTTCCTCCACTAAAATCTTTTACAATACATATCCTTATAGGCTTATATACTGGTGTGTAAGGTATTTCAACCTTTACCCCAACGGTATATAAAAGATTAGTATTAAAACTGGATGGTATGGTTATTTGAGCCGTTAAATATAGGTCTTTTTCTTCAAGCCATTTAAATGAATATTTCTTTGCCGCACCTTTGCTTTGTAGAATCATATCATTTGTGGCTGTATTTATTTGTATATCCTTTCTCATCAATATAGGTAATTAAAAGTAAAACTTTATTCCGCAGTTTGTACTATCAATATACCAAAGAATAGCTTCTTGATAAAATATTTGTTGATTTCAGCTTGTTATCTTGGGTAGAATATCAGTAGAACCTATAAA